AAAGATAGTCAAGTCAGAACGTAAGTCTCGTAAGTTATACGATCTATTCCTAGATGAGAGACGTATGCGAGGTAACAATCTGTTTGCTTTGTACAGTGCGTTCACGAACTACTCATCGTATGCTGATGCACGTAACGGTTTTGAGTTACGTAACACAGGCAACGACACTAAGGCTGTGAGTATGTTAGCTAGAGAGCAAGAGGTAAGTAAGTGGGTGAGTAGCCCTGAGTTCTTGCAGTTAGCGGCATGAAACTTCCTAAGATAAAGGTACGCAATCCTGTAGCTAAAGCTATGTTACAGGATCGCAAACCACCGCAAGTTGTGCCACCTAAGAAGGGAAGTAAGGCACAATACAACAGACAAAAGTTTAAAGAAAAGGAGAAGCTTGAATGATATTTCCTAAACCAGAATGGATTAGATACAAGGTAACATATAGGACGTTGAAAAGATTGCGACATCCTTTTATTATAAAAGAGATATACATCTATGCTCATGGAGAACAAATGGTCAGGGATATACTTGACGAATATGTAGTAACTAAAATAGAAAGGATGGATAAAGATGACTAAAGAAGTATTAGAAGCAGTACGTGAGGCAAGCATATCTATTGCGTGTCTTATGGATGACTGTGATTTTGTTCAGGTTAATCGACACCCTATGAAGATACTTGTTCTAGAAAAAGATATAGAACATATCCAAGATCAAATAACTATCATAGAGAATTACCTTGACCCATTCGTGGTTGCAGAACTAGAGGAGATGAAATATGCCAAAGTATAAAGTAACAGCAACAATAGAAGTAAACACTGAGGCTGATGATGAGGCTGAAGCATTAGATATTGGTAAAGATTGTATGTGTTGGTCAAACGCAGACTTTGACGTAGAGGAGATAGATGAATGAACTGTTGGCATTGCCAAACTGAATTAATCTGGGGAGGTGACCACGATTTAGAAGATGAAGAAGACTACATCATGGTTACTAACCTGTCCTGTCCTAAATGTAAGAGCCATGTGGACGTATACTACCCACGAGAGGAGTATCAAGATGACTAAATCAGAACTACTACGTGCTATCTATAGAGCAACCCACGACACAGATGTTACGTATTCATGGAGGATTGATACAACATCTGCTGGCATTAACAAAGTAGGAAATATTGTTATAACATTTAATAACCTGTCAGAAGAATCAACAGAAAAAGTAACAAGCACAATAGGGGGATAACTAATGATGATTGAATACTGTATGTATTGTACTACTGAATTAACTGAGGGCTTCCCTGAGTTTGAAGATTGCACTACATTATTGTGTGATAACTGTGGTGCTTGTATTGACATATGGCATCCAACAAAGGAGTACAAACATGAATAGATTTATAGTAGGTGGTTACAATGATAGACTTTGAAACACATGAAATACTAAGTTTGACAACACAAGTTAGACACATAGACGCTAAGATAAAATTTATAGAAGAAAGGATACAACACTCAGATAAAATAATAAAAGATCTGATGGGTATACTAGAGACTATGGATAAAAATATACATACATTATCAGATACAAAGAAAGGAACAGACGATACCTAAATACAATATAACTTTTAGACATGAGGGTGTGCTAGTTGACTCTGGCGACCCTTACGAGTTATACAGGCACATAGCTAACTACGGAGACTACTATGCAGGACAGTACAAAGAGTTCGGCACACTATCAGACTCCATAACAATCGAAAGGATAGACGACAATGACGAATGAAGACTTACCAGAAGTACACTACGCAATAGTTCATTACGATGAAGAAGACTATCACTTCATGCCTATAGTATCTGATGTATTTGCTGAAGCAGTAGCTGAACACTTAGGAGACTATCGGGATGACATAACTACTTATATAAGTACTGAACAACCAGAGTTTGATTTAGAAGAAGAACACCCTGAGTTGTATGATGACTTGAGAGTAGAGACACTGCGTCTAGTGTACGCTATGGCTGATGCATCGGTTGCAATCATAGAGAAATCTTTTCAGCGTGACCCACCAGTTAAACCTAAAGGTGATAGGTCACATCTAAGAGTAGTGAAGTAGATGGTTAAAAATAAACCCTTTAGCAGAATAAAATATAACAAAAGAAAAAAGGCTATGTATCTAGAGTGGCAAACAAAATATCCCGGTTTAAAACAACAGACTTATATAAGTTTTGAGACTGCTAAAAAGATTGGACTACCTTTAAAACAAGGAGATACCAGAGAACAAGACAACAAAACATTTAATCAGTATTATCATAGACCTTCACCTATTGGGCCGTGTATACGAGAACACTGGTATTCAGACAAAGCAAAGAAAACTATGAGAAAGCATAAAGCCAAGCAAAAGAAAAAAAATAGTGATAGAAATAGAAAGTTTGTTAGTAGATACAAAAAACTATTAGGCTGTACTCTTTGTGGTTGGAACAAATCTACTTGGGGATTACACTTTGATCACATAAACCCTCACGATAAGTCTAGAGACATTTCTAAAATGATGAGTGCAGGTAGAGGAGAACTAAAAAAAGAAATACGAAAGTGTAGACTTATATGTGCTAACTGTCACTCTATACATACACAGCAACAACATCTCAGTAAAAAATATGGGTGGCATTTAGGTGGGAAGACACAAGAGGTTACAGCACCAACACAACTAGAATTAAAACTATAACAACAGAGGAGTATTATGAAACATCAAGTTAAATCTACATCAACCTTTGCTCAAGCCTGTAACTCTTATAGGGGTAGCTCTTCATACTGCTCTCTCAAGTATAAGAGTCAGAAGGACTACGCTAATAACTTAACAAGAGCTTGTGCAACTAAAGTATCAGGCAATCTGATGTTAGGTAATATAAAATTAAAAGATGTACGCTATAAGCATTTAACTGTAGCGTATGATGACTGGCTCGTGAACTCAGGTACTCGTGCCGCTAACTACATAGCTACGTGTGTTAGTATAGTATTAAACTATTCTATTCGATATGAAGCTATACCTCACAACCCAATGGCACTCGTTAAGAAAGTTAAAACAAAACCACGCAAAGTAATGTGGCAACCTGATCAAGTAAAACTATTCTTAGATACAGCTTACTCTGATTTTAAGTGGCGTAGTATAGGGTTGATCTTTCATATGTCTTATGAGTTAGCACAACGTGTAGGTGATATGCGTCTTCTCAAGTGGGAGTCACTCGACTTAGATAAGCAACGCATGGACTACGAACAAAGCAAACGAGGAGCAGATGTACACTTGCCTATAGGAGATTCGTTAGTCAAAATGTTGAAGGTACAGAAGGAAGACTTCGACTTTCAAGAGTACGTTGCGCCACGAACTAAACCTATAACAGGTACTTACTCACCTTACACGATTGATGAAATACATATACTTATCAATGAGGTAAAGGACGAAGCTAATCTACCTCAAGAGTTACAAGCAAGAGATCTAAGGCGTACAGCTATAACTGAAATGGTTGAAGCAGGGGTAGACTTAGTCGGTATCATGCAAGTGTCAGGTCATCAGTCACCTCAGAGTGTCAAGCCTTATCTTGTCAACACATTTAGTGGTGCAACCAATGCACTAGAAAGGAGATTTAAGAATGACGATAAGCATTAGAGATTATGTTGAAGACCTTGAGCTATCCGATGGGGAATCAATACGATCTGATTGCCCTATGTGTGGTAAGAATACTTTTACTGCAACAAATGAAAGTGGTATTGTAAAATATAATTGTTTTAGGACAGAGGTTGGGTGTGATTTAAAGCCTAGCTTTGTAGCAGTTAACTTATCTTATGATGAGGTAGCCAGTAGATTATCCGATCTAAAAGAGACTAGAAAAGTAGAGATACCGACATTTGATATACCTGAATACATCACTTATCCTGAACCATCTCAAACTAATTACCATAGATTTATATCTAGATGGGGATTAGAGAACGAATACTTAGATGTAATGTATGATGTAAGACAAGATCGTGCTGTGTTTCTAATACGTGACAGACACAAGATTGTTGATGCAATAGGCAGAGCGTTGAGTGGTGCTGTACCTAAATGGTATAGATACACAGGCAACGCTACTGTCTTTAGTCGATGTATGGGTGAGCCAAACGGAGTAGTTGTACTAGTAGAAGATGTCATCAGTGCTATCACTGTAGCAAAGGTGTGTCCAAATGTCACAGGCATAGCAATTTTAGGTACTAATATAAACTACGATCATATGGAATACTTACAAGACTACACAAAGATTATTGTAGCACTTGATTTTGACGCTACACATAAGAGTATTGAGTATAAGAAAGAGATTGAATCTTGGACAGGGATTAACACAATGGTTATGATGTTGAAAGATGACATTAAATACAAAAAAGAAGAAGACGTATTAAAACTAAAGGAGTACACACAATGATGCACGAACTAGCCTTACTTAAAACGATGATGGACAAGGACATCTACGACCAACATAAAGGTATAAGATTTCCTGATAATTTATTTACAAAAGACTTGCGTAAGATAAAGCAGACGCTTGAGTACGCTATGGAAAAGTACGAGAAGTCTTTGACTACAGCTACACTTGAAGCTTTGTTCTATGCAAACAATGGAACAATGACTACTGCAAACAAAGAAGTCTTCAGAGATCTATTTAGAAAGATAGATAGAGAGACACCTCTTAGTAATGACATAGCTACAGATGTTTTATCTAAACTGTTCCAACGAGTAGTAGGAGAAAAGATAGCTAACATCGGATTGGATTACGTAAATGGTAAGTCTCACAGCCTAGAAGCTATACGTAATGTAATCACAGACTATCAAGATGACTTCATGCCTAACCTCAAGGTTGAATGGGATGACATCAGCATGGATACGCTACTCAAAATGAACCAACAGCAAGCACAATGGAAGTTTAACATTCCTAGCCTTGGTCGCAGAATAGAAGGCGTGAGTGGGGGGCATTTAATTATGGTAGGTGCAAGACCTAACACAGGAAAGACAAGCTTCCACGCCTCTCTTATAGCCTCTGAAGGGGGGTTCGCTTCTCAAGGTGCAAAATGTATGGTGTTAGTCAACGAAGAATCCTACGATAGAGTAGGTGAAAGGTACATGAATGCAGCTACAGGAATGACAAGTAAACAGATCGTAGCTAACCCACTTAAAGCTGCACAAAAGTACAACCCTGTACTTGATCAGCTTGTACTAAAAGATACCACTGGTAAAACGATGGAGTGGGTTGAAGCTGTCATCAAAGGATACAAGCCAGATATAGTTGTACTAGACATGGGTGATAAGTTTGCTTCACGTACTAGTGATAAGTCTGATGTCTATCTAAAGGATGCCGCCATTCATGCACGTAACATAGCTAAACAGTATGACTGTGCTATCTTCTATATGTCACAGCTATCTGCATCCGCACAGAATGTTGTCAACGTAGATCAGTCCATGCTTGAAGGTAGTAAGACAGGTAAAGCCGCAGAGACAGA